ATTTTAGTTGCACTATCAACTGTTTTTGCATACCTTAAATTATATGCATTTGTTACATACCCGTTTGTTCCTGCTAATGCTGTATTTGCTTGCCAATCTTCTGCAAAGGCACCAGTATATGTTCCTAGAGGACCATCTGGGCGGGATCCTGTTTTAAGTTCAAAAATACTCTTAATAGCAACAACATCACTTGAAGAATCATCTGGGTCTTCATATCCATACGGTCCATAAATTGGTAATCCGTCAAAGGCCCAACCCACTATTGGTGAAGCAGTTGGCGGATAAGAATTTGTCCAATCACTCAGCCCTGCATCCGATGGTGTAATATTAAACACACCAATTGTATTTGCAGTTGAATTATAAACTGATTCGTAATTCCAATTGCCTTCACTAGCATAACTAGTGCCATCTTTTGGATTTAAAATTGGTTTACCTGTTACAGTAATACCTATTGCGTTGCTAGGTAATGCAGTTACACTCTTAGTTGGTCCTGTAAAACTTGCTAGTATTGGAACACCATAAGTATTTGAAAGTGTTCCGCTTACTAGATAAACGTTATTTGTATCATAGTCAACAGTTAATTTATCTGTAAGGACTATGCTATTTGTAATTGTATTTGTATTACTTCCATCTCTAGCATTAGTGTATGAAACTGCATGGGTCGTTGCACCTGTGCTTGTAATATCACTAGGAGCCTTTAATGCGCCTGCACTATCTATTGGATAGTAATTACTTAATCCTGTTCTTGTATATGGATTATTTGTTGTATATGAATTGTTAGTGTAGTTTTCTCTACTACCACTTCTAATAATACCTTTTTCTAAATCACTCCATAGGTCTTTAGTATTAGTTAATTTATAATCTGTTCCATATTGCGTATCCCACCAACTTGGTTTGTCAACAAAACCTAACATTTCCCAAGGGTGTGTATGCGGTCTTACTGTATCGTAATAATATTCATACCAGCCTCTCCAGTGTCCTGGTAAATCATTTTTTCCTCTATGATTCCAAGTCCACTTATTACTAATATCGTAATATTCATTTGTTACACTATCTACTTTATTAGACGAAACCCAATTTGTAAAACTGTTTCTTAATAAATCATTGTATTCGCTAACTGCTACTTTTTCTCTAAATGCACCTGGTCTAATATTAAATACATTTAACCCAGGCATACTAAGGCTATCTCTTAAATCTTTTAATGCTGTTGTATAAATTCTTTTTTCAAATTCTAAAAGTATGTCATCTCTGTTATCGCTAAACAATGTTGTTCTACTTCCATCGTGCCCTATAAGTAACTTAATAGATGTTTGAAAAGTATCATCTGTAATTATTTGAGGAACATATAATGGATATAGTCCCATTGTGCTTGGCGTAGGCGGACATTCTGCACTATCTCTATCTTTATTATAAAACTTTCCAACTATTTTATCATCTAATTTTAAAGTTATTTTGTCTGATAAAAGTGTAACTGTAATAGGATTAGTATTTGTTATTGTGAAATCTTCGTCAGCACATAACAGTTTATTAACTGTAGTGCCGCTTACGTGATAAATTAATAAACTATTTTCTAGTTTATTTAAATCTGTATAATTTGTAAATGAATACTCTAGATCTGTAATGTCATTAACTATTAATTCTTCTGTAGTATAATTATCACCATATGGTAAAATATAAGATGATGAAAAGACATCTTTTCCTATACTAAATGATTTTAAATTTCTTAATACTGCTTCTAGAACTTTTTCGTTTGTTGCACCGCTAATGTCAAAGTTATCGTTATACTTTGTTATTTCTTTTATTAGTCGTTTTTTAAATTTTGTATATTCTCTTCCGGAAAATCTTAATGCATCAACTAAGTTGTGCGGTTGATCATCTAATAGATATGCTCCATACATAAGATCTTCATCAGTCTTAACAATGCTATCTGCTTTTGTTAGATCAACACTTAAATCTTTAAAGTTACTTACACCTAATGAAGAACCACTAAAATCATCTTGCTTCTCTATAAAAGATTTAAAATGCGGCAAATACTCTGGTTCTGCTATATCTTCAAATGTAGTGTTAGTAGGATTAGACTTCCAACTTAAAGGAATATCATATCTACTATCATTTATATTTCTAATACCATCTACTGTGTCTACTTCTATTTCTAAAATATCATTTTTACTAAAGTTAGCAGTAGTAAATGTAATTTTGTTATTTTCATAAGTATAATCAGTTCTAACTTTATTGTTTACTTTTGCAACTATATCATAACCGCTAGGTGCAACTGACTTAACTTGTGGTTTACAACCCACGTCAAATACCCTTGTTCCGTCATTTACTTCAGCCATTCCAATTATATATTTTGTTTTAACTTTTTGTCTGCTTTGATTTCCAACAAATCTAAAGTTAGTGTGATATTCATTAATGGTTTTTAACAACTTAAAGTAATATTCGCCCTTAATAGAATTTACAGTAGAACTACCAAATGCTTGATATGTATAAGTTGCTGACTGTAAGTGATCAGTAAAACTAATTTCACTTACTGTTTTGTATTGACTATACGAGAGGGGGAATCCTAACTCAGTATCGTTTGTTCCTGTTCCTAATTTGTATCCAAATATTTTTCCGCCTACATAACTTGCTTGTGGATACAAACCCGAGTTATCTAATTCGTTACCTTTATCATCATATAACTTAAATAATGGATCTTGGTTAACTGCGGTTTTTTGTTGCGTCTCATCTAAGTTTCCGTTTTTAAATACATATTCTTTACCTACTTGATCATAGCCTTTATGAATACTTACAGTTTCATTGTCTACTAATGCTGTAGAACCTGCTGTAAGTGTAATGCTTGCGCCTACGCCGCCAACAGTATAAATGTATTGCCTTACTAACTCAGTTTCATTAGGAAATATTATTGTATCTCCATTAGCAATATCTTTTGTATCTAATTGAAAAGTTGTTTGCCCAACAATAGTTGCTTTGTCATCTACTACACTACTGTAAGTTACATTTCCTTTATAAGAATTTCCTTGGTTATACATTTCAAGGTTTTTATCAAAACATAGTATAGGTCTTTTTGCTCTATACTTTTTAGCAGGTAAGTCATCGCCTGCATCACTAAAGTTAGATGAATGATACCAATAATTAACCCTACTCCATGCTGTTCCGTTTTTACTGCCTCTATCTATTACAATGTAATCTTTTATATCAGTTTTAATTCCACCATATAAAGTAGAACTGCTTAAAGTTTTATCTACTAACTCAATTGATTTGCCGACACCTTCAACAATATATTCATTGCCTACTGAAACATTTTTACTTCCTGTAACATAGTTACCACTCAATTTAACAATCATTCCATTTTTAAATGCTTTGCCTCCTGCAGGTGTAAACGATTTTTTACCTAAAATGTCTTTATCAACTACAATAGGATTTGCGGCTGTTGCTGAAACAACAATAAATGTTGGGCCACCCTTAACCCAATAATATTCTTGATAGTTTAAAAACTTATCTATATCTATGGGTGGCATAAATGTTTGAACATTAGATTCAAACAACTTGTTTTGGTCTATTGCAGGAGCACCATAATTTTTTAGGGTGTCTACAAACTCATCATAAAAAATTACGTTTTCACTATTATCTGTAATCTCGTTAAGGGTATTAACAACTGGACTTAGACTATAATGCGTTCTGTCTGCATTATATTCTTCAATGAACGGTGATGATAGGTTTACTTCTTCACCAGATTGGTTACCTATGTATCCACTTAGGTTGATTGTGTTTGCTTTACTGAATAACTGCTCTACAGTCCCCTCAAAAAAGTTTTTGAGTGCTGGGGTCTGTAGAATTGCTGGTAAAGTTTCTACAATTTTATTAGCCATTTATTACCTATCTGCTCTTAAACTTTGTTGGTTAATTTTATCAACTATTTCTATATCACTAACTGTTGCTATGTTTAAAAATAATTGATAAGGCTCTGCTTTAACTTGAAATAAATCTCCAAATGCGCCTGCTGAATTCTTAGGTATAATTACAATACTACCTATGTTACTCCCTAGTCTTTGATGAACGTAACTTGCTAGTTCTGTAAAATAGAAAGTTTCGCCATAATCCCAATTATCAATATTGAAATAACTATTAAATGCTTTAATAATATTAGACTTAATCTCGTTGTCGCTCATAGTTGTTCCTGGAAGTTTAACAACTCTAAATTTGGCTTGGACACTACTCTCTGCATCTGAACCAAATAACAATTTAAATTCTGCACTCTTATAAACTATTGTATCACTAGCATTTTTATAATCATCTAGTGATTTAAATTCTGTGCTAAGTTCTGCACTAGTTGGTGGTAGAGGAAATCTTTTTCCTGCTACGTTTTTATATTTTTGTATTTCAGTATAATATGTGTTAGTTAATACTAACATCTCAACAATGTTACTAATGCTAGGATCTATTCTAACATCATTAGGTGCAACGTGCTTCCATTTAAGTAGCACACTATCGTCCGATTGCAATGCTGTATTCTGTCCTGTTGCTCTTCCATTTCTAACAAAATAATCTGTAGTTATTACTGCTGTAACATTATTTGGATTCGTGCTAGATTTAGTCATTTGATATAATTTCTTATTAGTATAATCATATATAACTAATCCATTTAACTTTCCATCGATGTTATTAAAAGTAGTTACATAAGTAGCATCATTTAATATAATAATTTTTTGTGCTGATAATGTAACAGGACTAGTGTAACTAGTAGGAGCAATGGTATCTCCTGCTAAATCAATTGTTAAGACGTTTTCATTTCTATAGTCTTGTATCTTTCCAGTTAAAGGTCTATCATATGAATAACCATCGTAATCGGTATAATATTCAAAGAATATTAAATCATCTTTATCTACAAATTCTTTAAACTGTATCGGATTATTCGGAACAATGTCTCCGTCCGAATCAACTGGTGCAACAATAACTTTCCGAGGATCTGTGTAGCCGTCGTTATATTTTACTACATCTACGACATCCCATATAATTTCATTGTCTAGTTTTCTTTTATCTTGTTTATAAGTAACTTCTATTTTGTCTTGCGATAACTTTCCAGTTCCATCTGCTACAAAACTATGTCTACCTGTTACAGCAGAACCGTCCCAGTTCCTTACTGCAAGTGTTCCGGTTCCTGCAGAAACGTTTGCATAGTTATTTTTAATTCGACCTGTAAGGGTTCCTGTAGAATCTAATGTTGTTCCGTTGCTTTGAGCAGTAAATGTTCTAACTGTTCCGTTAGCCAGTTGGTCTCTATAAACAACATTGCCGCCTGCATTATAAAGATCTACCCCAAATGTTTCTGTAGTAAATGCAACATTTACCTGTGCAGGCCACCAATTTATTTGTCCTGCGTAATCTGATATTGATACATTTGGATAATTACCTGAATAGTTTGTGGCCGCTGTTTGGAATTTATATGTTTGTAAAGATATTGCCTGTGCATCTACAAATAAGTTACCTGCTTCGTTGCCGTTTTTAAATATCCCCATATTGGTTATCCAATTGATACCAATGTCATGATATTTTGTATCTCTAGTTCTTAAAGGAATATTTGGTCTTCCGTTTACTGGAGTATAATATTGTGATGTTTCACTACTTAAATATGCATCCGGATTTCCGTCTACTCCAGAATCTGCCCAAGTAAATGACTCAACACCGCCAGGTTTAAAATTTAATTTAGTTAAAACAATTTGATCTCTACTTGCAGTATTAAAACTGTCTGCTACTTTAACATTATTAATATTATAGAACTTAAGATCATTTTTACTTTGGATTATATATTGTTGTCCTCGTATTTCAGTAGTATAAGAATATGTTGCAGTTGCCGATGGATTATATGAAAACTTCAATAACCAACTTGCATCTAGCCCTGACTCAGATGTATTTTTACCATATTGTGGTGACCAGTCACCTGTTTTGTTTAAATCTGCATTTGCAATAACATACCATGAATCATCTGTAGGCTCATATCCTAAACCAAATGTTCTTTTATTCTCAAGTTCTGAAACGATAGCACTAACTTCTGTATTTAAAAATGTTCTTCTTATAGTTGCTATAACTTCCATTGCTTTCCAACCATGGTCAACTTTTGCACTTATTTTTACAGGCCCAACTGATGTTGACAATCCGCTTGATAGCAAACCATTATTATCTATGCTTACTATTCTTACCCATTTAACTTTTGATATATCTGATGGGTCAGCAAATTTAACAAAGTTACTTTCTTTAAACATTTGAAACAACGGGGATGATGCGTCTAAAATATTGTCAGTGCCGGTTTGGTCTTCTAAGAAGTAACCAGTTAATGAATCACCAGTTGTTACTGGAAGTGTCATCCATCTTGCGTTAAGACCGCTTAAATCAAATTTGTTTGCAGTTTCTGTTTCCCATATTTCTCTAAAATTATCATAAGCAAAGTTATTTAAATTCCTACCTTTTAACATCAAAGGTATTTGTGTAACAGTTGATTCTGTTGGAGTTATACTATCACTAATAGTTAAAGTTGTTGTCGATGTTTTAATCTCTGAATATAGTGCGCCATCATTTGCAAATGTTTCAACATTTTGATATGTTCCTGTTGGATCATTAATATCAATAAATCTACTATGCCCGGCGTGGGTTTTATTAACTGCTTTAAGTTTTTGTATGTTTGAACTTTTACTTAAAGGAAATACATTATAATCTTGAGCACTTACCATTCTGTTTTGAGTATAATAAGTTTCTGGTGCCCGGTCTTTAATTGCATTTAAGTCTTCAGGACCTGCACTATTACCAACTGGTTCTTTTAATGAGAACACAATCGTTAATGTCTGCGGGTCACCATCAGCACTTACATAAGGTATTCCTACAGTTGTTAATCTTGCATCTTCTGGATATAAAGTATAATCTTCAGCATCACTAACTCGATAACTAAATCTAAAGTTACCAAAAGGAATGTTTCCAAAATTGCCATCTGGAAATCTTAATTTAATACCTTCGTTATTAAGGTTCTCTACAGCAAATAAATTTCTTTGACCAAATGCTAAATCATTATAATATAATGTTTGGCCAACAGTATTTGGAATCTTTTTCCATTCGTTAATTACTGTTCCGTCTGTATTTATTTCTTGTAGATAACAATCTGTTTCGTTTATATTTGGAATGTTTATTTCTACTTCTCTGTTTTCTACTGGTGTTGCAAAATTAAATGATTGCGTTTTTAAATCACCTTGCTTAAACATTACAAAAAATCCTGTATTATTACTGCTTACACCTAACCCATCATTTTGATATATTAAGTTAAAGTTGTTTATAGGATTCGGATGTCTTTCAAAAAACACATCATTGTCTAAAAAATCTGTGTTGACTATTTCAAAATTTCTTGTAACACCACTTGCTTCTAATGTAAAGTCAAATTGTGTTGGGTTTGTAATAGGAGTATTTAACTCGTATAAGTCAACATTTACACCAGCAACCATTCCGCTTTTTGCTGGTTGTGAAAATCTGTTATATGATGCCATCGCGGCATTTATAATTGTTATAAATTGTTCATATGATTCTGGGTTATTTGCATCGTCCCAGAAAACATTTACATTATTAATGTCATTACCAATACTATCTTGTAATGGTTCTGAAGTTCTGACTGCTTCAATTTTCATTAGCCCACTAGCAGGAATATTTCTTTTAGGATTATATCCTAACATTCTTGCAAGTTTAAATATTGAATCTCTTCTTTCTGCAGTTTCTAAAAAGTTTTCTCTACTGTTTAAATCCATTCTAAACGTAAGTGATTGTGAAAGGAATGCTAACATTTCTATAATTGCTATAAATTCTGAACTCTCAATATAATCATTAAAGGTTTCAGGAAAATTTGTTCTAATATATTCTATTAATGTTGTTCTTATTGTATCAAAATCATACGCCTGAAAATCTACTTCGCTAAATGCCTTATAGGCTACTTTCCAATCTTCGGCGGCAAATAAATTATTTTGTCTTGATATAAGTGCCATTAGCCTACCTCCTCAGTAATAAATTCCAGATACAAAGTATCTGCTGTTCGTAAAATGTTAAAGTTCAAGTCTACTTCAACTCTGCATGTATGGTCTTGAAAATCCATTCTTATATCTCGTAATTTTACACGAGATTCTGATGCAACTATTCTCTCTACATCTTCTCTTATATCTTGTGTTGACATAGTATCTAATGGATCCATTAATATATCATGTATTCTACTACCAAAATTAGGACGCATAGGTCGTTCGCCCAGTCTAGTATAAAAATGATTCATCAAATCGCGTTTGATTAATTCTTCGTCGGTTAACCCAAAAGGTGCCTTATTTTTATTAACTGTGTTAAATCCTTTAAATATTGTTGCCATAATAGTATTTATCAGAATCATTAAAAGATGTTTTAATCAACTATACTGCCACTTTTATCTTCTTAAACAATGCATAACGGTAAGTATTAACTTTACTTTCATTCATTATACAACGAGGGAAAAATGTATAACATTCAGAAAGAATTCGATAGGATTTGGTCTATAGCCAAAGAAGCAAACAAAAAAGCAGGAACAGACCGTTTTAGACGTATTGATGAACGTAGGCCATCAAAATTTAAATTATATGGAATCTATGACACTAAAACTCATAGATATGCAACATTTGATTCTGTAAATTTTGCAGGTAATCATAGATATAACAAAAATAAAAAGCCTAAAGAATTAACAGAAATGGAAATTCTTATTAGTAATGCATGATGTAATTTACATACATGGTGCAAATGCTGATCCAGACAACTTTAATTATTATAAATTAATACTTCCTAAACACAAAAGCATTTCTCCAGCATATCAAATGTCAGAGAACCCCTACGACCTTGTTGAGAATATAAAACAACAGAAAGAAAGAGAGTTTGGTAAAAAGCCAGTAATTTTAGTTGGTCATAGTTTTGGCGGTATTTTAGCAGGCTGGTTTGCTAGTGTTTACCATGCAGATGTTAAACATTTAATAACTATTGCAACACCATGGCATGGCACACCAGTAGCAAGAATATTTGGTTGGGTATTTGCTGATCCTGAATGGAAACATAATAAACCTAATGCTGATGTTTTAAACTTACTACAAAAGAAGCAGTATGTTAAACCGCACACTAATATAGTATGCACTAAGGGATCAAATTCTGTTGCTGGTATAGGTGGTAAAAGTAACGATGGTTTGATTACATGCGATAGCCAAATCGGAACACCGCCCAAATTTACTAAGACCCAAAATATTCATGTAGAAGCAGGACATAGCGGGGTTTTGTTAAATAATAGTGTAACAAGTTTGTTGCAAGATATAATCGAGGAAAAATAGTGGCATTAGAAAAAAGACTCAATGATACCTTAGAAGAACAATTAAGAGTTATGCTTATTGAAAAAAATAATGAAGTAAATAGTTTAAGAGCCGAAATAGAAAGACTTAAAAAAATGGTTGCTGAAGAACAAGAAGGAAAATACCGGGCCTACATTAAATTTGCTGATTTACAACAAAAATATAACAAACAATCTAAGTAGTAGCATATACTCTACTTCGTCTTTCTGCTTTTACCTGGCTAGCAGTTGTTCCCCAAATGCCAGTTGGTGAAGGCATTTGAATTGAATCAGGTGTTTGAAATAACTCTCCATAATATTGGCCTCGTTGAACATAATCTTGTCTTGTTACAACTTTTCCACTATTGCCTACGGTTCCTTTATTAAAATCTAACATACTATTTGGAACAGGTGCAAAATTATTTCCTTGAATTAATTTTAATGTTCTGCTCTGTTTAAAATTGTCAGTTCCGACGTGGTTAGCCATCAAAGTAGTAGCCGCAAATTGATTATCTGACATTTGAACACCTCCTACTAAGCCACTAACAACATCAGCAGTAGCATTTAACTCTGCTCCTGCTATAAGTGAATTAGAGGTCTTTCCTAACCCTTTACTAAAGTCTACAAGTTTGTTACCACTTGCATCTTGATAAATTGTTGACTTACCGTCTTTAATAACTGCAATACCTTTTTTCTGTAAATTGCCCATAACATCTCCGCCGGATTTAGCGGTGTTCATACTTGAAGCAATGTCTTTTCGCATGCCTGCTATTGCGCCAGAAGATATATCTGCTGGTTTTCCTGTTATATCTACGCCTACCTGTTTTACAGTTGCCGAAAAATCATCCATTTTCTTATTTATTGAGATCATTTTATACCCACCTGGAGTTTTTGTTGGCGACATTAAGGGTTTAATATTTGCAGTTGCGGCAGTTAATGCTGTTCCTATTGCTAAAGTTTCTTGTAACTTTTTAGCACTTGCGGGGCCAAAATTTGATGCTATATCTTTGTTTGGTGCGTTCATAATTGGATTCCCAGATGCATCATATCCTATTGCTGAACTAAATCCTCCCGGTGTATTTACATCTGCAGGAATTGAATTACCGTTTGAGTCTGTTAGTCCGTTAGAGTTGTTTGGCATATTATCTGCTAAACTTTCATCCGGTGCTATACTATCTGGGTTTTCATTTTCAGGTGTGCTTGGAGTATGCCCAATAAATGGCTCTGCTGTTACCATAGTGCCGACAATACTTTTTACTTGATATTTCTCAGTCCGTTTACCGCCTGTTGGTAATAACACTTCTGAATCAGCATCATACTCTGGTTGTAGGCTTGTGTAGTCTTCTTGGGGCACAGAAGGTATATTGCCTAGTTCGGCCGCATCGTTTATTCCTGCTGAATCTGTGTCTGCTCCACCACTATTCATTAATACCTTATTTGCTTTTTCTACAATTTGTTGCCCTGACATTGTAACATCTCCGCCTGCTTTAATACTTGTTTTTTCGCCTGTATCAATAATTGTATTTTTGGCTGACTTCAATTCTATATTATTAGCGGCCGCTTCTGCTTTAACTGATCCTGAAGCATGTAACTGAACATCACCTTCAATTGACCTATTCATTATGCTTGCTCTTGCAATATTCTTTATTTCACCTGCGGCATCTACCCAAATTTGTCCACCGGAACCTTCACCTTCACCTACATATTCATCACCAGTCATGTCTCCAGCGGCTCTAAGGTGTATATCTTTTCCGGCTTCAATATTAATATTATGATCTGCTCTTAAATTAAAATTCTGTTTTGCTCTCATATTAATAGAGCCTTCACCAAATATATGAATATCTCCTAACGAATTCATTTCAACCCAAGCACGGCCACTTTTATTAATTAAGTAAATTATACCTTCATTATCATCTAATAAAATTTGGTTGCCTTCAGAACTTCGAATTCTAATTTGTTTATTGTCTGAAGAATCATCCATTACAAATTGATGTCCACTTAATCTAACATTCCAATCTTTATCATCTTTTGTAATATCTGATTTTCTTGTTCCTGGTGTTAAAAACCCAAACACTTCACTTGGTGATTCGCGTCTTGAGCCACTTGATGTTGCACCCCTTACTCCGTCGGTTACTAACCCTTGTTTTACTATTGACTCTGATAATGTATGTGAAACTGGTCTAAAAGTATCGTTATGCGTTATATCAGCAGTCTTTTTATTCTTTTCTACTGTGGGTAACAATTTACCAAGGTCTTGATAGTTCTTACCTGCAGGAATACCCGGAACCATGTTAGCATACATGTCAGGATATAAACAACTTATTATGAAGCAAAATTTTGTATTGCCGTCTCCAAATGCAACTAATACTTGGTTACCTAAATCGGGAGGAACCATCCACATACCATATGAACTTATTGTTTGATCCGGATCTTTAAATTCTTTTCCAATTTTTCTAGGATTAGTGCTACCTGCAAATGGTGATGTCCAAATTGCATCAAAATAACCTGACTTATCATTTTTCTCTTGCGATAGTGTTGAAATAAAGACTTTTATTCGACCAGTTCTGCTTACATCAATTGTATTAATAACTTCGCCTATATAGATACCACTAATACGATTAGAGCCAACCCTTTGCTTAGTTTTAGGGTTATTATTACTCTTTTTATTAATTCTTGTTTTAGTTGGTCTACCCATTATCGTTGTCCAATGCTGACTGCCTATCATTATGCTGTTCTGCGGCGTCTACTTTTTTCTCTAGTTTACTTAACTTCAATGCAGTATTTTTAGTTAGTCCTAATTCTTGTGTAAACACCCCACCTGAAAATTTACTTACTGCTTTAATCAAAAAGTATACACCAGATATAAAATATGCTGTTCCTTCTTGTGACCAATAACCAGTATTGTTGTCTTCTTCGTCAACATCAAAATCAAATAGTCTAGGGGATTGCATATCAAATAATATTAAATTATCTCTTTTATCATAAACTACATAATTACTATTTGAGTCATCTGTATGTTCCGACATTTTAACTACTGGCTTAGATGATCCTGTAAATGGTGAGCCTAAATACCATGGATCACCTTTTATGTTCATATCTAATTTTAATAAGAAATCCGGGTTTGCATGTTGTTGCATGTAGTATCCAAATAAATTATTTCTCGGTGTTCCATCGAATGTGCTTTCTCCTGCGTCATTAACTATGTGCATTTGTTGGTATGGTGGCTCTACTGAGTCGGCCGCATCCTTGCCTTCTTTAAGTCTGGCGTTGCCTCTTCTAAAAAGTCGATCATCTGTTTCATATTTGTCTTTTGCAGTCGTGCTATGGTTTCTTGCTTGTCCCCATAACAGGTTAGATTTGGCGGTGCTACTTATATCACCGATTAAATCACCGGAGTAAACATAGCCACTTCTGCGATTAGAATACTCAGAGCCATCAGTTTGTTTTTCAGCATCAGCGGCTGTTTTTTGTTTTTGTTTTTGTTCATTTTCTAAAATGTTGCTTAAAAGTGCTCTGTCTTTAAGCAGGTCTTTTATTCCTTTTGCACTTACAGAGTTTTTATTGTCTACTGCCTCTTTTAATTCTTGTGCAGAATATTTAAGCATTTTGCCTAAACCTAAAATATCGTTCTGGTCAGCATTAGAGAAAAGTCTATCTACTGCTCTTTCATCTTGAGCTTCTAAAGCCGAGTTTGCTAACTCTCCACCTGTTAAATCTTTATCAAGAGAGGCAGAGTCAGATATTAAGTCTGCGCCAGTAACACTAAAGTCACCTGTTGTGCCGCCTGCAGGTGGTAATAAAAATGCAATACCTGTATCATAACTTATATCGCAATTAATGATTTGATCATTCCTGCCACTAAACAAATAATGATAAGATTTATATACTGACGAACTCATATCTGCAATTCTGGCTTGATTTTCTTCTTCTGTTAATATGTTTTCATCTTGTTGTGCTTGAACTCTTTCGTCAGCACTTAAATATATGTAAGGTTTATATGTAATTTTTTTAGCATGAATATTTCTCATGCTATCAAAACCTATATATTCAATATCAGAATTAATTTTAATCCATTTTGTGAATGCATTTTTCTTTTTATCTGCTTTAATTTTTTTAGGGTCTTGAGCATTTACAGACCTAGTTGCATCATCGAAAAACTCTTTATTCATACTTAAAAGTGTGCAAATATAATCATAAACACTTACACCTTCTTTAATATTAATTTTGTCATCTTCAACAACAATATTTAATGTTCCTTCTTCTTTGCCTGCGTCTTTCATTATATCTTCATACTCTTCCGGAGTTTTTCCTTCTAGTTCAGGATTCATTATTCTATTTGTGGTTTCTGCCATTTGTTCTGTGTTACTTGTTAATTTTTCATTTTTAAGACCATCTTCGCCACCTACTAATCCGCTAAGATCAAAAACAATTTCATCTTGTATTTGATACTTGTCCATATTATTTTCAGCATATTCTTTAATGTGTGCTTCTAGTTGCTTAATATGCTTAGTAATTGTTCGTCCAGAAGTGTCAAAGTTTTTTTGCATAGTATAAAACTGATCTTGGTATGGTATAGAAGAAGTAGCAACACAAGATACTTCATACCTACTTCCTTCTTCTGTTATATCTAATGAGACTCTATTTAATGCCATCCGCCATATCCATGGCCCAGTAGTTAATGGCATTCCGCCTATCTCAGGATTATCAATATCTTCATCATAGCCCTGAAAATTTATTTCTAAAAATAGCGGACAATCAGATGCATATGGTTCTATACCTAAATGCTTTCTAGCATATAATATTTGATCTAAGAAGTTTGCCGCTCCAGGTTGTATTATCGAAAAGTTAATACCTGTTGTTTCAAATCCAGTATCATATTTTGCTATATTCTCAATTGAAATTTCGTCTATTTGATTTGCCGCAGTTACACCTGTTTGTGCTAAAACTACAGTTTCTTCTGGAATTGCTTTATAATAGTTATGTAAAAATCCGCCTTCTGCACTACTTGTGGTTGATGCTCTGCCCATACTTTGTGTGCTTCGTAATCCATCTGCAGATGGTGTTGATGCACCAGGTGGCTTAGAGCCTACAGCAGGTATCATATATAATTTTGCATTATAAGTATATGAGTTAAAGTGATCAAGGACATTCCCGAAAACCTCTCCTACTATTGGATCAGGTATTTGTGGAGCCGTCTTGTCGCCGCCGCCAAACAAATTTTTTATTCGATCTCCTATTGCCATAGCATTAACCTAATATAGTTTCTAACATACCTTTTGGTGGAATTTTAATTTCTAATCCACCTTTGAAATCCCTAATCGGATCTTCTATCAAATCCGGATTTCGTAATGCGAATACCCACCATAGTCTGCTAGACCCATATCGGTCATATGCTAATAAATCTGGTCTTTCATTATAGGCGGCATCGATTACATAACTCTCATCATCTATTTGTTTTGGTATGTTTGGTAAGTTATTAATATCTAAAAACTGATCAAACGAACCAGTATTTTTTAAAAAACTATCTCTTGTATGAAAATCAGCCATTAAATAAATCCTTTTCCGTAATCTTTTCCACTTGTAAATGAACGCAAGTCGAATCTTTTTCGTAATTTGTGTGGTGTGTAATTCGGTCTTAATGTAAGTGCTATATTTACTTTTGTAGGAACATAAGTAGTTTCAACATTGGTTGTGTCTCCTCCTGTGGAGGTTTCTACAGGTATATAATCTACATCATCTTGTAAGTTGACTGTGTATTGTGTTACTATAACTGGCACTTTATTAAATCCGTGCTCTCCTAAATATTCAAATAGTAATACTGGAGGTGGTGTTCCATACAACCCATCTTTTACTGCTATGTCACCGAAGAAACTCTTTGTTGCTATTTTACAAAAATGCATAACACCTAGTAAGTATCTTGCTTCATCTATAGTATTTGCTGTAAAATCTGAAATGAGTGGTAATTCAGGTGGTTCGCTGTTAATGTAAGTATTCAATGGATAGTTAGTTCCATGAAACGACTGTTGATTATAGTTTGCTGTTCCAGCATAGAACAATGTTGGTGTATATTGCCAGACTAGTCCTCCAGACTCATACAATGGTCTAAGTAGGTAATCTATCGGAACACCTTTGCCTCTTCTATTTTGATCTGAGCCAGTTTCTATCTCTAATGCACCTTGCCAAAACAAATCACGTCCACCTAACTTAGGTCGTAGCCGGGCTCTCCAGTCAAAATCTGTTGCTGTTCCTTTTTGAGTATTAATACCATCAAACATATTATGGGCACCTCCGGTGCTTGTTTTCTGGTTACTTCTTAAAGTAGCGGAGGATGTCGGCTTCGCCTCAGCTCTATTTAATAGTGTTCTTTTGTTTGGCATAGTATCTCCTAATATAACTATTTATCGGAATCATTAAAAGATGTTTTAACAAAAGATTCTGGATAAATATTACTTGACATAATCATAATTTTGTGTATAATGTTGTATAACTAATTGGAGATTACATGGCTAAAAAAGTAAATTATCTTAACAATAAGGATATTCTAAAACAAATTCATAAAAGCAAACTTTCTTTTTGCTACGTTTCAGACGAAAAATATGAATGGCACGACATTATTTTAGAAGATGTTAAAAAGATTAATCGAAATACATTAAAACAGGCTCGTGAAAATAGGGCCTCAAAAATGCAATCAGAAGCATATCAAGCCGCGATGGCACTACATGATCCTAAAGATTATAAAAACAAACCTAAACAGAAAGAGTTTTTAGTAGATATTAAAAGCATTGATAAAGAAGATATTGTTTTTAGAGTTATGACCATGGAGCATATACCAGATGAGCCTGGTAGAAAAAGAAACCCTAAGAACGAAGCAGAAACAAAAGCAAGGGTAAATTTTCCTTCCTTTAAACATTATGCTTATCAAGGCAAAAACATTGTAGAGGTTGGCAGAAGCCACTGGGAAGGCAGTTTAAGTAACGGCCATTTTAGTGTTACACATGGACGAATATCAAACGAACTAGGCACAATGTTTTTAAAACTAGTGGAAAGATACAGTCATAGGGCAAACTGGAGAGGTTATACTTATGTTGACGAAATGCGTGGACAAGCATTAGTGCAACTAAGTCAAATTGGTTTACAATTTAATGAAGCAAAATCAGATAATCCATTTGCATACTATACAGCGGCAGTAAACAATAGTTTTACACGAGTGCTTAATTTAGAAAAAAGAAACCAAACTATCAGAGACGATATTTTAATTGATCAAGGACATCTTCCGAGTTACGGCAGACAAATAGCACACGAAGATCAAATTCGTGCTATGCGTGAAGCCGCACAAGCAGAAGATACTGCAAACACAGAATAATTTTTATGGCCGAACTGTTTCAAACAGCGGCTTGTTTTACTGACATACATTATGGCTTAAAACAAAACAGTCGCTTACATTTAAATGATTGTCATAGGTATGTAGACTGGTTTATTGCAGAAGCAAAAGCCAGGAACGCAGAAACCTGTATATTTCTAGGCGACTGGCATCATCATAGAGCAAGTATAAGTGTTGCTACTATGAATGCAACTATTAAAGATCTCAAAAAACTTAATGATGCATTTGAAAAGGTTTACTTTATAACAGGTAACCATGATTTGTATTATAAAGATAAAAGAGAAATGAATAGTATAGAATTTGCTAGGGATTTATCTAACTTTGTTATGTGCGATGATCATTTTATTCAAGATGACGTTGCTATTATTCCTTGGTTAGTCGGCAATGATTATAAACAAGTTTCTAAGATGAGTTGTAAATATATGTTCGGTCATTTTGAGCTACCATACTTTAAAATGAATGCTATGATCGAAATGCCAGATCATGATGGCATAAAAGCAGAAATGCTAACTGGGCCTGAATATGTTTTTAGTGGTCACTTCCATAAACGTCAATACAAAGGCAATATACATTATATAGGTAATGCTTTCCCACACAATTACGCAGATGTAGATGACAATGAACGTGGTGCTATGTTTTTG